TGTATTTAATGGTTTTATTACACTCATTTCCCAATATTTGACGCCCGGGGAATGGCTGGTTTAACTTTTCGGACCTCTTCCAGCTGGTCCATACACAAAACTGTCGTGATGTCGATAATACAATAGTTGACTACCCGGAGCCATCACCCAAAATGTCATAACCAGAGTTGACTTGAAGGATTTGGATGAGACGGCGTCCAACAATGGCGCGTGTAGTTGTCGCAAAAGCCAGAACAGGATTGGGCCCGGTGACGGTAATTTGAACGACAAGACGTTCCCAATCGGTGGCACCAGTGGAGGCAGTACCCTGAGCATCACCAACGATGCTCATGCCAACACTAGAAGCGATATCAATAACGCCAATGTTTACAGCAGGAAAAGAAGAGCCAGCAACAAATGAAACAATAACGATCCAACGTGTTCCAACACCGAGGGGGAACAACAACTGCGAATTGGGGGAAGCTGGGTTCCACGTCGCATTGATGTTCTGGTCGGTTTGTAAACTTTGGTTCATAAATTTGGACCAATTGTCACCAGGAGCAAGGTCGGTCTCAGATTCAAACTCAGCATATGGAAGTGAAGCGCCGCTGTTGTTGATCTGCTTCTTGTAAAAAGTGATATCATACGACACCCACAGTTCACCAAGAGTGACACCAGCAACGCTCATTCCCTGCGTGGCAATTTGAAACTTACCCAAGTTGTGGAAATTCTCAACAGTGGAGGTACCAACGGCGGAACCCGTATAAAGGAGACGTGTAGGACGCTCCGCGGGGTCGCATTCGATGCCATGAAGAAGGCCTTGAAAAGAGGAAGTACTACACGCATAGTCAGAATTTTCCATCTCAACCTTGCTCACATACGCCGGGTCAGCAGAGTCATAATCGGTTGCCATAATGACGGCACCAAGAGCCTGCGACGAGCCATTGAAAGCACTAGAGGTGGGACGATACTGAAAAATAATACCATGCGGTTCCCATTGATCATAGAGAGGAGCGATTCGCGATAACCAAGGAAAGGTTCGCGTCTCGGCGGGGTTAATGATGTAGGTGGTATTACTGAACTGGGTGGATCCGGAAACGAGGAGCCCATTCGCAGTAACCTCACCAAGGTATTCGCACTCAGTAATGCGAACACCACGAACACCACTGGTATCGAACTTTGGGATGACAGGACCATCAACTGATGGACGGGGTCCCACCATAAGACTGTTTCCGTGGATGGCATAATCGCCAAAACCTGAGACTTTCAGCGCACCACGAGCAATCTTCTGACCTAAAGCTTTATTACCAAAGCGCGCTCCAATCAACCCACCAGCAGCGGTGCCGGCACGGGTGACTAGAGCCTTTTCCTTCTTAAGTTCAGTGAGAACTTTCTTAGCGTTCTTCACCACAGCTTTGAAATCTCCCTCCCCTTGAAAGACAACCTCAGGGAGAGAGTTGCGCTTTCGGACAGGCATTTCTAACTATAATGTAAACGGACGACAGTAGGCTTGGGTTTGTAATTAGATACAAACACAAAGAGAACCACACACAACAAAACAATAACAATGAAAATCTCAAATCCCGACATATAAAAAATATCGGATCAGGCGGAATCTATAGCGAGACACTTCTCTAAGTGTGGCCAAGAAACAACGACGGGGATACGCTTGACTTGGGACAACAACAACTTCCACTCAACCAAGTCCTGACGGGTGAGCCCGTACTTGGTTTCGACAAAGTCGAGAGTGGAATCGTCATATTCATGTGACCGTTCCATGTGGATGGAATACTCCTTCGGCTTGCCCTTCAGGCCGACGCCTTGCTTCTTGGCCAAGAAGCGGACGCGCTCAAAGTATTCCCTAAGAAAAGGGACATGACCATGATCTCTAAGCGCGCCAATAGCAGCGGAACGTACGTTCATCTCATCGGGATTATCGTAGAAGAACCCTGCTTTAGCCAACACTCGCCCAATTTTACCACCGGGCAAGTAACCACCACCAACGGGATACCACCAGCGCGAGCAAAAGTCCCCGTCACAACCGGGATTGAGAACAATCACATCGTCAAAGCCAAGTTCCAGGCAGCGCGCACGAATAATGGCACTCTTGTCTCCTGGCATGCTGGCGTCCAACCATGAGCCGCGAATAACGGCACAACCATCGTCACCCTCACCGGCGATGGCATAGTTGACTCCCAAACTCTCAAAACTGAGGCCACCAGTCACCTTAGGACCTTCAAGGGAATAGCAGAGCTTCTGCTCTGTTGTATGAGTGTTAGCCTTAGATGTGGAGCTCTCACCAGACCAACGCTTGGAAGTGGCGAAAAATATCACACCATGGGCGGACTTTCCTTTGACGGTCATTTGGCGACGGTAGACTGCCTTGATCTCAGGACGGGAACATTGAACGAGGTCAATGTTTGTCATAGCGGAAGCAACTCGCGAATCAGCAGAATGGTGCGCATCATGTTTTCGTGAGTCTTTCGACAAGACATAACAGGCCTCAGGACCACCAAAATGATTGACCCACCAAGTGAACCATTGCCCACGCTCCTCACCATTAATGCCTTGCGGACAAATGGGACAGAGCTTCGTCTCATCATGAAGCTGGTCACGACGGTAACCACGCTCGACATCAGAATAAAACTGGACGAGCGGACCAAGGGTCGCATTGACAAT